TGAATCATCTTCTGACATAAAAAATATTTATTGATAAACAGTGAAGCATCACCTATAATTATTGCATGATTAAATTCTTAAAGACACATGCTGATGCAGTATTGCCAAAGAAAAATAATGCAGATCCGTCAACGGGTGATAGTGGATATGACATGACAGCAGTAGAAGAAACAGTTATTCCAGCTAGAGGATCAGCTGTTGTTCCTGTCGGATTGACATTGGCATACTTATCACCAGAATTTTGGGTTCGAATTGAAAGCCGTTCTGGCTTGGCATTTAAATATAATGTAACAGCATTTAATGGTATTATTGATAATCCATATCGTGGTGATTTGGGCGTAAAATTATTCAATCATTCAGATTCAGATTACATAGTAAAGAAGGGTGATAGATGTGCACAGTTGGTTATCTATCCTTTAGTATCTATGGATGCTGGTTGGACTGATTCAGTATCGGAAACAAGTCGTGGTGCGAAGGGGTTTGGTTCTTCGGGCAAATAATTATTATGAATTTTGATAATATTTGGGTTGAGAAGTATAGACCCAAGACATTAGATGATATTGTTCTTCCTGTTGACACTAGGAAGGTCATTGAATCATATAAGACAAAGAAAGAGATTTCTAATCTTCTTCTTATTTCATCACCAGGACAAGGTAAGACCACTTTGGCTAAGATGATAGTCAATAATATTCTTGAATGTGATTATCTTTATATTAATGCTTCCGATGAAAATGGCATTGATACTATTAGAACAAAAGTAATTTCATTTGCACAGACTAGATCGTTAACTGGTGATATTAAAGTAGTTATATTGGATGAATCGGATGGAATTTCAGCAGAAGGACAGCGTGCTTTGCGCAATGTTATGGAAGAATATGCTGCTAATACGCGCTTCATTCTCACAGCTAATTATAAACATAAGATCATTCCTGCTGTTCAATCTCGTTGTGTTAGCTTGAATTTCAACCACAATATTCAAGATGTCATTAAACATTGCTTTGGTATCCTTAAAAAGGAGTCTATTGTAGTACCAGAAGAACAAAAACCATTATTTGTTGAATTAGTAAAGCACAACTTTCCTGATTTCAGAAAGATCATCAATGAATTGCAAAAGAATTCTATTTCTGGTACACTGAGTATTGTCAATCAAGCAACACAGAATGAATTTGTAAAAGAAGTTTTTGATAAGATTAAGGAAAATCCTTTTGAATGCAGAAAGTTTTATATTCAAAATGAAAGTACCTTTCAATCAGACTATCATAATCTCATGAAGAATATGGTTCAATATGTTTATTCTTGGCAGAATGAACCAAAGAAGGCTGAAACCATTTTAGTTATAACAGAATACATGTATAGACATGCATTTGTTGTTGATCAAGAGATCAATTTCTTTGCATTAATCTTGCAAATTGCAAAATTATAGTTCTTGAAAGCTTTTAAGATACCTGGCAGTAGTTGGTTGCTGTGCAGGTATCTTTGCATTTTGTGTAGGTAAGCTATGATCAATACAGACAGCTTTGCCTTCTCCTCTATCGGCCTTAAATGATTCTGTTTCTTTCACAGAATATTCTAATGGTTTAATTTGAGTACCATTGGGTCTTATTAAAGAAGGGTCAAATGCTGGATAATTAATACCATCAGTTTGCATTTGTTCAACACAACAAGCAGGAATCTTCGTATAATGGGTATAACGACCTCCCCCGTTATCTAAGGCAATATCTAAAGTAACATCACCCGTCATAGTATCAGGATTTCCAGGAAATCTGGGTGTATTGTTATCAACAATACCTACAACACGCAGATGCAATTTAGCAGATTCCATTTCATCAAGCAATTGTTTGACGTTATTTCCTAACATTTTATAAGCATCATTTGTCTTAAAATTTTTAGCAAATTTAACATAGTCACCTACTAAAAATCCACCGCGGGAATAGCGGGTCAATGCTGCTTCAAAAATGGCATGAAACTTCTTCTTCATGCTATTATTTACTTAATTGTTAAATATTTTTATGGCGTCAATTAAAATAAGTGGATTACCTGAACCAAGAGTTCAGACTAAAGCATTTACTTATTCTGATTTGCGTTTAGATCTACAAAAAAAATATTTAATTAAAGATAATTTTAAACAGCTGCCAGAAATAAATGATCTGGTTTTGGATTATGATTTAAACGCTGTTAAAAATTCAATCAGAAATATTTTTAATACTACACCAGGCGAAAAGATTTTGAATCCTGAATTTGGATTGAATTTAAAACAGTTTTTATTTGAGCCCATGAGTGATTTAGTCGCCATGGATATAGCTGGTTTGATAAGATCTAAATTAACTTTCTTTGAACCTAGAATATCAGTCAATTACGTAAACGTATATCCTATGTACGATACGTCAGAATACAATATAGAAATTTCATTTTCATTGCCCCAATTAAATACACCTTCATTCACAATGGCCGGTGCATTAAATAGTATTGGTTACACAAACTACTAATTATGTCAATAACAAATTTTACAGAATTTAATTTACCGCGTAATGCATATGCAGCGTTTGATGCTGTGAGCATGAAGCAATTAATCGTAAACCGATTAAAAGCATCTGAAAAATTTCAAGATATTGACTTTGAAGGTAGCAATATTTCTGCTTTGGTAGATGTGATTGCTTACATGTATCACGTAATGATGTTTTATCTAAACCAAACATCATCAGAAGCTACATTTTCACAAGCGGAATTATTTGAAAATATAAATAAAATCGTTTCATTGATCGGATATAAACCACATGGCTATCATACAGCTTCGGTTACTATTAGCGAATTCACTGCCAACTCAGATCTATCGCCCGGTTCTTATCTCCTGCCAAGATTTTCCAGTGTCGACGTTGATGGATCTTCATACACCTTTACAGAAGATATATTTTTCGAAAAAACAATTTCTAATGCTGAAAACATAGAAAGCGTAATTAATAATAATATTTTATATCAAGGAAATGTAAAGGAATATCCTACTACCACAGCGTTAGGAGAAGCTTTTGAAATTAAAACCATAACCATTCAGGATCTTATAAACAATACAACGGTTATTGATAATAATAATATATTTGTATTCATTCGTGATGTTTATACAGAAAAGTGGACAGAATGGAAAGAAGTAGATACCGTTTATGGTCAAGATCCTGGTGCTAGAGTTTTTGAAAAACGTTTTAATGAAAATTTAAATTATGAATTAAAATTTGGAAATAATGTAAATGGCAAACAATTAAATTTAGGTGATCAAATTGCCATTTACTATTTGCAAAGCAAAGGCACAACAGGACGCATTGGTTCAAATCTTTTAACAGGCAGGCAATTATCACTTTACAATACAAACAGATGGTCTGAAATTTATTCAGACATCAAAACATCAAATACAACACAACTAGAAGCTTACCAGTTAAATTACATAAATTTAAACAACCAAACAGCGTCTACTAATTTTAAATCTTACGAATCAGCAGAAGAAATTAAGAAAAATGCTCCGCTCATGTTCATGTCACAAAACAGATGTGTTACTGTGGGTGATTTTGAATCAAAAATTTTATCTAAATTTTCTAATATTATAGAAGATGTTAAAGTAGTTAATAATCAAAATTATACAAAATACTTTTTAAAATATTTTTACGACATTGGATTAGAAAGACCCAATCAAGAAGAAAGAGTATTAATGAACCAAGTCTTATTTTCTGATAGTTGTGATTTTAATAATGTATATTGCTTTGTTGTACCAAAATATGGTGCTATCCAAAATGAAGAATCTCCATTAACTTTACCTATTTCACAAAAGTTGGCTATCAATGAATCATTTGCTGATACTAAACTTATTAATCAAAATGTAGTAATATGTGATCCTATCTATAATGCATTTGATATTGGATTACCATTTCCAAATGAAACTAATGCAGAATTAGTAAGAAGTGAAACAAAATTAAAAATTTATAGAGATCCTGCTTATAACACTTCAAAAGAATTAATTAAAAGTAATGTATTTGACATAATACAAAAATTCTTTGATATATCAAATAATAAATTAGGTAATACATTAAATTTTACACAATTGTCACAAGATATATTGAATATACCAGGAATTCAAAAAATTGAAACATATCGTGATTCACCAGGCAATCAATTTTTCGTATCTAGAATAAATTTCGTTGTATGGAATCCACTATATCCAGAAGCTACGCTTGAAAATACTTCACAGAACTATGCTATGCAATATTTTCAATTTCCATTTTTTTATCAAATAAGTAATCTGCTAAACAAAATTGAAGTAATTTAATGAACACAGATTTTAGATATCTTTATTTTGACGTTTTAGACTACACAAATAGTCAAATTACTTCTGGATATACATTATCAATCACACCATTTACATTTATACCAAAATTTGATTCTGGTGATGTGCAAGTAGTTTCAAATACTAGAATAATTTGGGACTTTGGTGATGGAACCACTTCTAGAGATATCACTGCGACACATTTTTATAAAATACCCGGCACATATAGTGTTAAATGCTATTTTTATGGTGCTAGTGGAATTGGATACGAGTCATCATTCACACAAAATATTTTAGTAAAAGATTACATTAGTGATACATTAGTCTTATCATCAAGACCAACACCAATTATACGTTCTTCGTATTATGAAAATCCTTTTCTGGTATCGCGATTCAATAGTTGGCAAACTTATAATTCGTTATCTAGTGAAGGCGCGACAATTGTTTTAGAAGCTTCTGGCAATACATCACCAATTCTCGATCTTGAAAAATATTTTTCAGACAAATATTCACATTTAAAACCAAATGCCAGATTTGTTACTATTGATTTTAATGAAACTTTATCTTCTTATGAAGCTATCCCAGTCAATACAATCAAAACTTTAAACAATAAAGATATATACGTAAAATTAGACGATGATAAAAATATAATATTTTGCAATAAATCCGATTCTGGATCAACATTGGCAGGTACTTCGGGTCAACGATTAGTTTATTTCACAGATGATTCTGTGAGGATGCCTGTAAATGATACAATAAAACCCATTAACATTACTATATCATTTGATTATAATAATTTTTATGATGTTGATAATATAAAATATAATTTAAAAGATAATTATGCAGTGTTAAATGGTACAACGCAAGCAATTTTTTCGCCATCTATACATTATATAGAAGATATAAATTGTATGTCCTTTTCTACCAATGGCATAGATTCAGAAGGTAGTTTTTTGACAAATGTTTTTGATATCGGTAAGAATAAATATGTCGGACAACAGATCCCCTTCGTTGCAAAAGCAAAAGATGTAAATAATTTTACCAGTAAGTCATGGCCTAAATTTACTCTCAAAAAAGAAAATGAACCATTAGTACAAAATTCAATTAAATTTTACTTAAAAGATGCCACTACAAATACTATAATACCCTCTGCTTTTGATGTATATGAAGATTACGGCGAATTTGAAAACTACATAGATCTTGGATTTTTTAAAGGATATATAGTACCAAAAATATCTGCATCTAATGTAAGAATTTGCTGCGATGTCTATGCAAATAATTTTGGTTTCAGACCAGTAGATACAAAGCATATTTTATTGTCTAATCCTCAATCTGTTAGTGCTATGAGAGTAAATTTAGCACATGATTCTACTACAGGTAAATTTGACAAAAATGTTACTTCAAAAACAATTGCTAATACAGTTAACCTTTCGGGGATGTATGCGTCAATTACGGTACCAAAATACGAAAATACAAATATCACCCATACTTTTTGGGCTGTTGATTCTGATCAAGACATAGTAGCAAAGATTGATTTTGATACAAATAACACTACGCAAGTTGTTCTTCCATCAGGATCTTCTCCTAGTTTTTTAGCAGCTGATAGTAAAGGTGATGTGTGGGTAACACTCCATGATAGTGTAAGTGTATGCAAATTGAGTAGTGATGGAAATATATTATTCTTTGCAACACCATCAGCTGTTAATGTAAATTATAATTCAAATACTCTTTACATCCCAAATAGCGGTGCTGCTTGGTCTAATTCTATTACACCTGCTATAGTTGATATTGATAAAAATGATAATGCATGGGTTGTTTATAATTTTCCATTATCATCTTTTGTATGCAAATATGATAAAGATGGTTCATTATTAAATGAATATAGTGTACCCACAAATTTTATTGCTAATGATATAATTTGTACACCAGATGACACATCCTGGATTTTATTAAAAAATAAAAACAATCAGAGCAACGATGGTCTTCTTAAAATCAATCAAGTCAATAATCAACAAACGTTTATAGACATACCATATAAAGTATGGGCATTTACAAATGACATTTTAAAACAATTGTGGTTCATAGCTGATACAAATAGTCTATTAAAAAAACCATCAAATCAAGACGTTGTTTATTTTGCAAAAACCTTACCTTCTGCATCTAACAATAGCATATATGACTCACATTTTAATGGCATAGCTTCTACCACACAAGGTGATTTATTAATTATCAATAATAAAGATAAACAAATAAATGTATATAATTTATTTGAATTAGAAAATGATCCCACTTTAGCCACACCTATATTGTATGATATACCAGATATCACACCTTCTCCGGGATCAATTCAAGATTTCATAAATAGCAGGGGTGATTGTACCGGTTTTAAATATATACAAAAGTATGTTTTTATAAATCCGTTCTTTTATAAACAAGGTTGCTGCAGCAATATTTTTAATATTAATTCAAATGAATCAATGGGCATCGCAAAAATAAATGAAAATTTTGACATGTCTGCGCAAATTAAAAATTTTGCATTTCAAGAAACATTAAAAGACAGTAGTGTTCTGTTTGATGATTTTATAAAAAATGCATTGGGCTCGTCAGAAGACACTCCTAATTTAATAGGTAAAAAAATCTATGAAAAAATAGCAAATTTCGTAGATAATAATACTTTTATCGATACATGTAATATTGATAAATTAAATTCGTTGCACAAGATGTTAAATGAAAATTTATATATTTTTAATACATATAATTTTCCTGCCAATATAACAAGATTGTTAGATATATTTTCTATAAAATTATCAAAATTAAAGGGGTCCCGAAATTTATTTAATGAAAATTTTGATACGAAAGGTTACAATAATAACAGCAATACATTGTACGGCAAAAACTTAGGTGAAGAATTAGATTTCACAACAACTACTTTGTCTGCCGGTATCGACGGCAATATAGTTGCTTATGAAAGATTCTCAAATTCATACATGATATGTAATACCAATGTATTAACAGCAGACTTTATTGATCCAATAAACAAAATATATGCGCTATCTTCATATGATCCAGTTTGGGGTTGGTCATTAGTTCTGCCGCAAACATACACTCAAGAAGATATAACAAAATATTATACGTTTTATCAATATAAATCAGGTTATTCGGGCGAACAATTAGAAGGTATTATAAATTGGAGCGACAAATTTACTACCATGTCTGAAGCTGTTACAAGTTACTCTGATTGGTGGAGTGATGCTGAAAATATTATAACTAGAGAATTAATGTTGGGATTAGAATTATTGTCTTCAAATTCTTAATATGTTATAAATATTTTTGTGTTAACTGGTTTAAATGAACAATTGCCTCTCCCCGTTAATTCTATAACAACTAATAGAATTAATGATGCATTAGCTAGAGATTTTAGGGAAGCTTTTTCATTTTATGATTTCTTACAAAATACAGAAATAAGATTAACACATCAGCAATATAATGCTGCTTATAAAAATTATCTTTCGGTTTGGTCATCTGTGAAGCGTAACAGCAGCTCAGAAACACAACAATTAATTAAAGATAGATATGTAGAATTATTGAAAGATATCAGTTTAAATTATCTTTCTTTTGAAGAAAAAAGATTTCTAAAATTAGCTGACTTCCGCGATCCCAATGATCTAGATATTATTATTCCTTTATATTCTAAAAAAATAATTGAAATATGCAAATATCATACGGAAAAAAGAGAAAAGACAAAACAATCCACTAATAAAAATCAAGAGAGAGGTACAAAGAGATCAATTGAGGGTGCGATTTATGATTCATTAACTGATTATGTTTTAGTATCTGATGATGAAAATTTATTATATAACTTACCCCGTCTAAAAATTGAAGAAATCATCAATACACTAGATATTGAAATAGAAGAGTTAATTGATATCTACACAACTTATCTAGATAATGATCCTTCATTAGGGTATGAAGATTATGATACTAAAAGCGTATTGAGGCAGCAATTATTTGCAGCTAATTCAAATAGTATTGACGGTAATATATTTTTAGATTTTGATGCAGCTACTAGGCAATACATTTTTGAAATTTTATCTATTTTCTTAAAAGAAACAGGCAGAGTTTTTACTATCAATTATGATATAACAAAAGCAGATTTAAATTGTAAATCAGGTGATAAATTATATGATTTAATTACAAAATATAAAGATTATGCTGCTAATATTCTTGATTTAAAAAGTTTGCTAATTAAAAAATTTATAGGTGTAGATTTTTATTATATTAAAACGGGAGAATCCACATCTGATATTTCGCAGGGAAAATTATTCGAAGCTAATAACGCCAGCGGCAACCTTTTAAACAGACATTTTCCAAGTACCGCTTCAATCGAAGAAGATTCACAACTCAATACATTGAGAAAAATTGGCTTATTTTTTAAGCCAGAAAAAACTGGTTTATTATATTTTTCAGTTCCTAAAAACTATTATGAAATAAATTATACAAAGCTCGAACCAAATAAATTATATATCTATCCAGATCCTGATCGTTATGGAAATACTACAGGGTTAACAAATAATTTTGATTCTGAATACCCTTTAATACATATACAGGATTATACTCCTATTATAAAAAAAGTATCTGATGGATTTGCTAACGGAGATGTCTTTTCAAATCCAACAGATCAAAATTTTTACGGGTATATTGCTAAGAATCAGTTATCTCATTCTAAAATTACTAATAAAAATGGGTTGAACGCAAATTTCATGCCTTTAGTAAACAAAGGCAAAATTACTAAATGGAATAGTGATATATACGGAAA